GTCAAGGAAGCAGCTTTACCTGGGGTAAAGCGAAAAGGAGAATAATAAGGCATCTCAAATTCTAAAGCTCCATTGATTTGATTGGTTGTGTATACGAGTCCGCGATTAGCGGACATAGGTTTGCGAGGTGATGGAGTTTGACCTCCTCCAGCAACCCGCATAGTTTGCACACAGTTTAGGCGTCCATCTTTCACACTTGCAAAAGTTGCAATTGGCTGAGAATCATAATAGTACTCTTCTGCAGTAACTAAATATGGAGCTCTTTGAACTGCAAAACTGTCCGAAAGGGATTGATATCCACGCGGAACCACCTTGTAACGAATAGAGCCTCTCCTACCTGAAAAGGCTCCCGTAACCCAATGCAATAAAAGGGTATTTACGTAATTATAAGGTGCACCTGCTTCAGTCAAATCCTTTGCTCCAGGAACACTTCCTCGATAATACGGGAAGGCCGGAAAACGACCACTAATTACAGTTCCTTCTGTTGCAGCTTTCGGTATCACATTCCAGAGTGCAAACCGTTTAAGCATCGGTCTAAAAGAAGAGATGCTTTCACCAAAGAAAACTTTGTTCAAGTTGGAGTCATCTGCCGGAGGCAGTCCAACTATACAAGTCTCATATTGCTGTGGTGCACTCGGTTCTGTAGTATTTTGTGACTCTGTTGTAATTTCACCGGATTGGGGTGACAACAAAGAATCCCGAGAAGGTAAAATACCTGATGGGGATGTTTCCAAAGGATCACGACGCGGAGATTCCTGTGTTGGGGCAAATAGAAAGTTAGCAAAGTCACTTGAAGGTACTGCAACCTCAAAGTCATCGCCCATAGACACAAAGACATTAATCTCAATATCATTGTTGACGACACTATTGGGTGTAGTAAGTTCATTGACTACAAAGAGACCAATCACACCATTTCCTGGTGCAAAGGATTGATATCGTGTTGTAGAATACATTTCCGTTACAGAATCTGCTCCAGGATTGTGATGTGGAATAAAGGAAGTATTCTGTCCCATGCCACATTCAATCGTAAAATCGGTCTCCTCTGCAATATCCACAATCTTAAGATAGTTAGTGTTGAATTCAGAATAGCCGAGGTAAGTCTTATCAGCTATAAAATTCGGATCCCACACAATTTTGAGTCTACCTTTGTGAAAGCTGGAACAAACAATTTGAAACCTAAACTTCATTGTACCTTTCCAATACTGAAAAGGTAAAGCTGCAAAAGCACAAGCAGGAAAATGTAATGATCCTGCATCTGTATCTTCAGCCCATGTAACAGGATCAACTCTGCCATTCCACAAAAGTGTATCTGGGGCAGTGCCAATGTTCCAAGAAAAGGTTGTTAAATAAGATTCTCTTTTCGCAATTTCACGTAAGTTTAGTGGATCAGTACCACCAACTCCTGCTATGCGAGGATCAATAGAGAGTTCTTGTTTATCATCTACGGTCATTTTCTGAGAATTGTCTGGAACCGTCGTTAAAGCTAGTGAACTGATTTGTGTCGGACGAAAAGGTTCAGGAGTTTTAGTGATAGCTGGGCGTGAATATCCCCAGATTTTTGCCATTGCTGATAGTGCAGTTGCACCTACTTCAGTCGCTAAGGCAAATGGACCAATATAGGGAACTCCCTTCATATATGCAGCAAATTTAGCCACTGAAGTTGCAGGTCCACTAATAGCTCCTTTAGCATTTGCTTCATCAATCTCACCAGATTGCGGTAGAAGTGTGCCATGATCAACTGATGTAAGTACACTGGTAGAAACTTCTTCAGCCCAAGCAAAAGTGGATATCGTCACGACATCGGTTGCGCCATTGGCATGCTTGAGTTGATTCAACGTTCTAAAATACAAAGTTCCCATTTTGTTCCATTGTGTATTAGGAATATCTAGGTAATTTGTTTCACAAAAGAACGGAAGTGTCAATTCACCACCAAGCGACGTAGTTGGATCAAGAAAAACATGTGGTTGCTGAGAAGCTTGCACAAGATCTTGTCGTATTAATGCCGCATTGGTAGAAAGTTGATCATAAACGTCCATAGGCAAATAGTTAACCAGCATTCTACCATATTGAAATCCATTACCGTTGATAACAATTTTAACTTTCAATTTACACTTAAGCAAGTTGAAGTTTGTCAATCTGTTAGCAACTCGAGGATTATCGAAATACAAACTCCAAGGGTCAAGATCGAAAGCCTGAGAAGAACTTGTAGACCACTCGACCTCAGAAATTTTGACAGGCCGTGAGAAAAAGTTTTCCAACGTCGTGTCAGACGTATCTTGAAGACCGCGGGTGGAGTCCATCGTAGATTCAACTTCGTAGAGATAAGGATCCATCTGCTCCGTGAATTGGACGTTTTGATAGTTAGCTTTGCCAGACACCTGAAAGATTTGGGCGTCAGACGTGGTATGATCTCCACTCTGGCATTGTAATACCAGATTAGCACCATGATAAAAAGCATCCTTGGTGCATAGGATGCTAGTAGGATAAGAAAGCTTCCCACTTGTGTTGTTATTGTTGTTTTGAGTAAGCTGTTTAGGAACGATCCACTAAGCGCTGCTCAACGCAAAGGGCGGTGAAGTTTTCTTTGTGATGGCTAATCACTCTCCTAAAAAGGAGTATTCCAAGAGGGGAATGCCTGTGTGTGCAAAGCCTGACACAGAATGTACAAAAGTTCACAAACGTACATCCATGTTGGTATCCATATACACACATTGATTTTGCTATCCCTTAGGGACCAGATCAAGAACTGGTCTGACAGTTTAAAGACATGACGGTCAATGTTTGATTATCTCTCTAAGAAAAATATTTAACCACATAATAGCAGAAGAACGGGAAATACAGTTCAAAGAGACAATAGAAAGGGAGGCTGAAAAAGTACCCTGGATGGGATGCCCACAAAAGGGCAATTACAATACGCCAGCCAAATGACGGTACATGATATGTAAACGTCACTTTCTTCTGAATAATCAGTATCTGCATAATTGGAAGAAAAAGATAACTCAACCATACAGAAATGTGTTCCCACCAGAAATAGGGATTATATGCGGTTCCGATACAATGATCATTGTGATCAACGGTACTAACATACAAATCACCACATTGTGTATCGAGGACACCCTGTGGTTCTGGTATGGGAATCTCTAAATCCTCATATTTTTGTTTCCATTTAAGGACACGTTCATCATAAGAAATCCAGAGAGCAGGACAAAGGTGTTCGATGTTACTTTCCTTTGCTACCTGTTGAAGTTGAGAGACTCGTTTCTCAAAAACTTCGCGACCGTAATAGAACCAATCGTGTGCAGAACTCTCCAAGTTCTGCGCACTATGCATCTCAGGGGTCAATTCCTTGGATACAAGATGTGAATGCAATCGCTTGAAGATAGATTCTTCAGCGAGCAAACCAACTTTCCTTCCAAGGTCAGGATTGTGTGAACATTTTCGTTTAAGGAAGTCCACATCCTTTTCGTCCATGTACTCTGTAGCAATGGATTCTTTGTCTGGCATTGTAAATTTCATGTCATGTTGCGCAAGAAAAGAAGCATACGTAACATGATTAAACTTGGGGCATTCAAAAGAAACTGTTCCAAAAACATCATCTCCGTATGTCATAAAAGAGGTGTCGTCTTTGAAATTGCGACCAGGGTAGATAGTGAAGAAACAACATCTGAGCAAAAGTGAATTTACAACAGAATTTATAATCACTGTAAGGTTTTGCCCCGAAGGGTTAGTACCAAACAACTGAATCAAATCTCCGTTGTAAGACATTACTGGATAAGTTACTTCATGCACCATCATTCGCATCAATTCAAGATCTTCAGAAGTGTATCCATCACATTGACTTGCAATATCTATCAATGTATCAAAAGCTGCAATTGTCATTTGTGCTGGCATGCGAACATCATACTTGCTATAGTCGCCTGCCAAAACTCTTTCAGAACCTTTACTCATTGCCGAATCCCAAAGTTCTTCCCACTCTGGTCCTTCGGCATTGATGCCAACAGCACATTCAAATGTAATAGGATTCATCTGAATAATACGTACAATAGGCAAAAAGTACATACGAACCAACAATTGAAGAACTAAAGGAGCGCTTTGAAACACTCTGACTTTGTCCTTCGTAAGCTTAGTGGATTCATCCTTCAAACAGGATTTCCAAATCACATAGCAACGTTTACCAGTTCTCAGCGTTTCAACTGTTTCATCAAATTCTTTCCATACTTCATCTATGAAAGTTCTTGGCTGATCATAACCAGGATGTTCGAGTGGATCCAAATCCACAAGAAGAGGGGTTTTACTTCCGCTCAACGGAAATCCTGGAGATGAAGAAAAATTCATAGGATCAATGAATTTGACACCAGGTAATCCGCAAACTGTAGCCACTCTCGACAGTGGTTTAGCATTGAACAATTCTGGAATCTTTTCTTTGACTTGTCGTGACAAATCTTTGTAATCTTTCACTGCTTCAACAAGAACATTACCAAGTGGCAAACTCGCAACTGCTGCATGTTCTAGTGTTGCTTGGTAGGGATAACGACCTGGACCTTTCAGTTTAGGAGGTCCCCACTGTTGCTCTACACCAAAAATTTCTTCCACTTTCTTCGAGATAAGTGTGGGTTGGACTCGACTAAAAGGAGTAGTTTTTCCGGCAACTGTACCATAAACGTCAACATTAGCACCTTCGGACAAGAAATTGACAGCACTTTTGGGATGAATATTAATTCCTTGTAGAATTTCTTTGCCAAATGTGGAACTGGGAAAATTTCCCATATTTGGCTCTAAATCTCCCATGGATGTTGATAGCACAACTCCGTCTATTTGGCCCAATTCAGTCAAAGCCAGATTAACCTGATTTAAAGTGAGAATTCCACATCCACCAAGCAAGCCTTTTCCTGCAAGGTGAAAGCCAATGATAGTAGCTCCAGAAACATCACTAATCAAAGGAGACATACACATACCACTTTTCGTATCAGTAGGTAATGTGTAAAATCCACCAGTGAAACTTGCTTGAGTATGAGTTACCATAGCTGTACCGCGAAAAAGAGTTGGTATTGCCATAAGACCAGCATCCATAATATCACGCGTTACAAGCTTTGCTGCCATTTTTGGCAACTGATCACTCAACGGAAGAAAATTTCGAAAATCTTTCATCGAACCTCCACCTGTAACATAGAACAAAGTAAAATCAGTTCCAGGTATCTCGACACTAAAAGAACAGTTCAATTTATCCTTGAAAACTCCACCAACTTCTTTATGGTTGGTTCTGTAACATCTGACATTGATTTCAAATGCTTCGTGAAAATGTACAAAATGAGTTGGAACAAGAACAAAATTAGACGCTATATAAAAAGCCAACGTCGTTTTGTTAGCATCAGACACCATTCCAATGATGTTGTGCCGCATTCTTTCGGCGAGATTTGCAGAAGTTGTAGTTCTAGAAGGTTCAGACATTGGGAGAGGTACAGTTTTGGCTACTAACCAAGGATTAGCTTTATCATTACGTTCATTCACTTCAATAATACTGTCTGGAGACAATCCAGTTTGTGCATCAATATATTTATTGCGTAAGTAACACATAACGATGCCGACTGCACCAGCACTAATCAACGCATACTTGAACTGCCATGTCTTCAAACAAGTTGAAACTGTATCTTTAACTTCCAAAATTCTCTCACTGATCATACATTCATATGTTCGCACAGTTGTGCAAACGTACCAATAACTATTAACGATCAAAATGAACAACCATAATAAAGTACAACATGGAAGTAAAAAACTTAGATACAAGAAAACAAGAACCATGAAGCTGACACCTGCATAAATAGATTTCATAAGATCTTCTCGCCAGAATATCAAACAAAATTTCAAAACTTTAGGGTGACAGATATAGCGTTCAGGCAAGAAGTCAATTCTATTCCAAGCCAAACAGATTTTACGAGCTGTTATAACCGAAACTGTAGAGGCTTTTTCGTAAGCAGTTTGAATACGATCTGCTTTACGATGAAACCAGTTTTGAACTCCTTCATATCTCTCTTTCCATTCACCTGCATTTGGAATCATACAGTCGCAATAACACATTCCACAGGTTTTACACTGTGAAGGCATGATTTCTTGGTTAGACAAATACTCATCTTGACTCTTGAAATGTTCTTTGGAGGTGACTTGGAGCCAAAGCAAATATTTTTTAACTCCAATGTCAACCAACTCCTCATCATGAAAAGTGACAGGCACCATAGCCTTTATATCAACGTGTCGTTTGTTAAGAGCAGTGTATCTTCTTACGGTAAGCTTCCAAATATCTGGACAAGCAACATGTCCAAAAGAAGCAATTATCTTTTCGGGATCAAGTACCCCAGAAGTACAGTATTCCTGTTTGGGAACGACTTTCACATGATACATTCGTCTCAATACAGATTCAGGTTCGTTAGAATACTTAGCTGCATTAAGATGCTCAACATTGGTAGAAATGAAACAAAAGTAAGGATTTAGGGAAACCTTTCCTTTCAAAAATACATCTGCCATAGGAGCGAGATATCGAATATTGTTGATCACTTGAATAAGACGATATGCTGGGGAAAAATCCATAAAATCTTCCTTGGTATTAGCAAAATCGTCGAAAATGATTGCATTGATGTGAGAACGGATAGAAGAGGCAAACTTGTCATTATCTGCCCATGTAGCAATTCTGTCTTTGGCAGCGCTGAGACCATTGTAAATTAGTCCAGCATTGACAGATAAATTTGTTAAAGAACTTTTACCACATCCTGATTGTCCAAACAAACAAACGGCGAAAGGAGCTATCCTAAGTCCTCCACGTGTTCGGAGTTGTACAAATTCGGTCAGATTGTCACGCATTCTATCTAAACGGTCTTGCACATACTTTCTTTCAAAAGTTTGGGATCTTTTTATTTTCTCTAGGAGTCCTGTTCCTAGGACAATAGCTTTGTTTAAACGGTTCTCAAATTCATTGTCATCGATATCGGTATATATTTTGAGATTGCCTGCGAGAGCAAACCCATACCAAGATCGAAGTTGATTATACTCATTATCAAATTCTGCAACCTTGTCATCTTCCATAAAGAAAGTAGAAACGTCACCTGTTTTGTAGACTCTCCATCCACCTTTCAAAAAGCCGCCTACGGCTTCATAAAAAGCTTCAAAAATGTCACCAGAATTCAATTGTTTCTTCGAAACTATAGGTGTGAAAAGGTTGACGTAACCCAATTTAAAGGTTAAGCCAGCTGTAGAACACATACCTGCAGAAACGATAACATTGATGAAATGAGTAATTTTGTGGGAGATTGCAGAATGCCGAAACTCTTTCCAGTTGTTAAAAGCTTCATCCATGGCAATATGCCATGGAATATCTCCATCGTTAGTGTCAAGAATTAGAACTGAAGTATCAAGATCCGCAGTATCCGCTTGCGGATTATGATCTCTAAACGCAGTATCTATCATGTCTTCTATGGACTGTGCTCCAGAAGGAGAAGACCAATCAGATATATAATCGACTGACATGATTTTTCTATAAACATAAAGCGGCAATGACTCATTTGTATGAGCCTGCAAATATGCAGTAATTGCGGCTATCATGCCTCTGCGACTTCGACAGTCCTTAAGACTCTCAAAGAGACACCAAACTTGGATGGCTTCTTTTAGATAAATATCAACCTGTGTTCCGAATTGCGGTTGCAACGGAGGATTGAAATAATCATATAGCTTACGGAAAAATTTCCGATAGCAAAGCCTTGATATCTCAACGCAAACACAAAAATTCCACATATACACCACAAAGGTGAACATGAGATAGAACAATGTGGAAACATAATGTTGGACATCAACGTATTCGTATAATAGTAATGACAGAGGTACATATACTAATGCGAACAAAGAGAGTAAAACGAGAAAAAGAGGCGGATTTTCAATGTTCAAATAATCGTCGAGTTCTCTATCTGTCATATAGCCAGATTGGGACGCTAGACGATCATAATCAACAAGATCACTCAATGAGTGAGAAAATTGCGCAAATCGCTTTTTGTCGTTTACAAAAAGGGGTTGTTGGGTAACAGAGTTTTTCCTCTGTGTGTTTTTATTATTTTTGTTTTGCTTCAAAGAAGCGGTTGGAATTTTATTTACACTGTTACTAACTTCGTGCTATATGATGCTTGGCGGGCTATTAACCCTTAAACCAAGCGCCAGGTTTGTTAGACTAACCATAAAATGGCTGTTCACTTAACCTATATTGGACAAAACGCAAGCTTTAGCTTTATCCTAAGGCAGGAACCAAAAGTTTACTACGTCGTCTAAAACGTAAAACACCAATGGTCTGGTACTTTGTACAAGTTGTGGACACAAAATGATATAATTAAATCACTGCTCCATACCGTGCTCGTACTTTCCGCGTTCCACAACGGAAAAATCCCATCCTCATTACAAGGGCGTGTTGGGATTAAGTTGTCATAATGTTCTACTACAAAATGGACAAAGTACACCTGTTGTCTTTCTTTCAAAGACATGGTACTGCTACGAGTAGCTGTACTGTAGTTTTTGGCCATACTTAGCTCTTCAATATTTTCGTATATTGCATGTAACGGATTATTCTCAAAATCTGAGCTCATAATTCTAATGAGTTTTGTCTTATAATAAATCAAAAGGGACAAATCTAATGATTATGCTGTTAATTACAGCTTTAGATCGGCATCAATGATGCAATATCAGTGAGTACTATTATAAACCTCTTCAGGCAATACTTGTTTAGATTTATTTAAAGTCGTTCTCACGACTGTGACGGTTTTACGAACCGACAAACGAATGAAAAAGAAGGAGTAATAAATGTTCCTATGGCGTGCTGACACATCCATAGGCGATAGCAGATAAAGGGCTGACCCAATAAAACCTAGCCGGAAGGAATATCCGGCACCTACAACAAGACCCCTATACGCATATTAATGCG